GAAGAAGATAGACGACCAGCAAAAAAACAAAATAAAGAACAAAAAGTTGATAACGAAGAAGTAGATAAAGAAATATCTGAATATAGCAAAAGAGCTGCAGATAGAATAAATCAAATAAAATATGAGTTTCATGAAGAACGTAGAGCTAAAGAAGCAGCACAAAGAGAATCTACTGAAGCAGTTAAAAGATTACAAACTATATTAAATGAAAATAAAAGATTACAAACCATAGTAGATGAAGGTGGTAAAGTATTAAATCAACAAGCTTTAAATAATGCTCAGTTTGCTAAGTTAAATGCACAAGAAAAATATAAAAAAGCATATGATGAAGGTAACTCAGAT